CTCCTCCCGTAGTGTATCCAGTCCGATAAGGAGCTCGGGCTGCGACGCGTCACCAACGCCGATAATTTTAGGCGTGTCGAAAATAGCACCGACCTCGGCCGCCTTGGCATACCACGCGGTCCTAATGACCGGGACGGTTTTTGCCTGGGCGTCGAATTGCCCAGCCATGGAGAAATGCGGGACCGCTATGTGCTGATTGAACGAAAAACCTGTATTGGCAAAGAGGGCCCGCAGGGATGCCAGACCGCCGGCGGCCGCATAATAGGCACCGTTAACAGCCGCGGACATTGACCCTGCCAGGTTGGCATAGCGGATCGAGTTAGAGGCCGTCGCCATGGTCGCTTTGGTCGTCGTGCCGAAACTGGTCACCTGCTTTGTAGACGCAAGCGCGGCCACGGTGAGCGCTGTAAACGCCGCGGTCAGTAATGCGACCTTTGCCGCTGCCGCATCCGCACCGGACGCCGCGGTGTTGATCTTGTCCACGCCGCTGGAGACCGTCCCAAGGGTCGCTCCAAGGTCCAGAACGCCCGTGTTCGATACAAGGTTAATAACTGCGTTGGCCAGCTTTTCAAAGCCCGTCCCGGCGTCAAGAGCGGCTCCGCCCATGCTCTCGAAGATCCCGGCCACGCTGTCCAGCACGCCGGAGACGCCGCCGGAAACCGAATCGATAACGTCCGTCATGCCGCCGGAAATGGTCTCGACCACGCCGGAGAAGTTATCTCCCACCGTGTCAATGGTTGAATTGATCTCCTCGGAATTGTCCGCGATTACGACCACGAGACCGCCCACGGCGTCCGTTACCCTTGCCACGCCTGCGGCCGCGAGATCGACACCCGCGCCAATCCCGAGCATAGCCGCGCCAAATGTGCCGATGCCGACAGCGCCGGCAGTCAGAGCCGGGCCCAGCGCCGCTGCCACCCCCATTAAGGCACCAACGCCAACGGCCATTCCTGCAAGGACGGCAATAGCAGGTCCTCCGGCGGATGTAACACGGATTGCACCGTCTACAAGTACGGAGAACGCCTGAGCGACGATATAGAGGGCCGCCGCGGCCGCGATCATCTGCAGGGCGGATCCGGCCATGGTGCTGAATGAGGCGGACGCTGCCGCGACCGGAGCCGCCACCGCCGCCGATGCCGCGCCCGTTGCGGCCTCTGCGGTGGACAGAGTGCCCAGCGCCCCGGTTATAGTCGTTACACCGGTTATTACAGTCGCGCCAATAGAAAGCAAAGGACCGGCCGCGGCCGCGATTCCCGCGATTGCAATAATCGTCGTCTGCATTTCGGGAGACAGACCGCGCCACGCATCCGACAGGAAGGAAACACCGTCAGCAAGGCCGCCCAGCACGTCAGTGATCAGTGGGCCGGCTGCCGTGACAAGATCCGCGCCCACGATTTTTAACTCGTTGAGCGTCGTCTGGAAATTGTCGAGCGGGTCCAGGGTGCCCTCGAATGTCGTGGAGACGGACCCCTCGAAGTCGCCCAGCGACGCGGTGAAGTTGGTCAAGTCAAGCGTTCCATTCTCGACGGCGGTAGCTATGGCCGCGCCCGCTTTGCCACCGAACAGCTCATACGCCGCGGCGAGCTTATCAGACTGCGACGCGTTAGACGCCATCGTCTCGGAGAACGACGCTAAAGCATCATCCAGGGAAACGCCGTCCTTTGCGGCGTTCTTCATTGCCGTTCTAAGCGCGGCCACGGTCGTCGAGGTATCCAGGCCGGCCATACTTGCCTGCCCCAGGAAGGACGCGGCCTCGTAGGCCGACAGCCCCATCTCCTGGAAGGCGCCGGCGTTGTTGGCGATCATATCAGAGAGCGCGCCAACGTCAACGCCGGTCTGCTGCCCCACTACATTCAAGGCGTCCAGGACGTCCGACGCTTCCGCCGCGTCCATCGAGAAGGACTGCAGGACGCGGGAAACGGAATCGACCGCGCCGGAGACGTCCTGCCCGTTAAGGGCTGCAAATTTGACGAATTGGCCGGACAGTTCCTCCAGGGCGTCACCCGTCAGGCCGAAGCGCGTATTGACCTCACCAATAGCCGCGCCCGCGGTTGCAAAGTCCGTCGGAATCGTTGTCACAATATCCTCGAGGATGCCCTGCATGCTTGCCAGGGCCTCCCCGGACGCGCCGGTCTTTGTTACGATCGTGTCAAGGCCCTCGTCTACCTCAGTCCACGCCGCGACAGCTGCCGCACTAACGGCCATGAGCGGCGCGGTTATGCCCTTCGTTAAGGCGCCCCCTGCGGCGCTCATTTTGCCGCTTATCGCTTCGGTCATTGAGGTACCAGCCGCCTCACCGGCGGCAGTACCGGCCGGCTCAGCGGCTTCTGTCAGGTCATTCGTTAGTGTCTGTTGGGCGCCCTGGAGAACCGGCGTCACCGTGATTGTTGCCTTTGCGATTTCTGGCATTTTGGGCCGCCTTCCTTTCTATCCATGCGCGGAGCTCAGCTGGCGGGAGCGCCCCTGAGCCTATTTTTTTGGTTTCCTGGTTACCAGCGTTGCCGCCAGGCCGCTTTATCGGCTTCGGTTTCCGTAGCGGCCTGCGTGTCCGTATTGATTCCAGGCTGGCGTAGATCCACGCCAGCTGGTCGAAAATATCAGCAAGCAACGCATTTGTTTTTATGGTCGTGTTCCATTCCGCAAGCTCCGGATTGACCGACCGGAGCACGGCGGAATCCGGGCCGGGATTTTTGATAAAAGATTTAAAGGCTTCCCAGGAGAGATTTCTCCCGACGTCAGCCAATTCATAGCCCGTCTTTGTCAGGAGATCATACTCGATAGCCTCGCGGTTCTCCTTGATCGATAGCGCAAGGCCGATTATTCCCCCAGGTTGGCTCCTGCGTCGGTCGTGGCCTTCCGCCACGCGTGGACAAGGGTGTTCCTTTCATTGAGGGTCAGCGAATTGTAGACGGCCTCGGGGATGTATTTTAGGAAAAACGCATCCGTGCCGGCCGCCGTTTCAAGGCCCTCGGCCTCGTCGTGGGTCATGCTGCCGCCAAGCGGGATCTCGAAAGTATTCCCGTCAATATCGACCGTCCACATCTTCGCGGGTCTGCGAATAAGCACAAAATCAGCCATTTTTTATCCTCCTTATGCGGTCTTCTGGCCGTCGTCCATGATCAGGTGAAGCGGCTCAAGGCATGTAATAGTCGGGGTCCAGGTGATCCCGTCATTCGGGACGAAAGAGACGTTTTCCAGGGCGGACACCTGGCCGCAGGTCGTTCCCAGGGCCATGAGGTCGTCTCCGTCCTTCATCAGCCAGACGAACGCGCGCGGCGCGGGGAGATCATTCGGGGACAGGTTGGCGTCTACCATGCGGCCATGCTGAGTAGTGGCCTCCGTAACGGTCACGTTTTCTTCGCCCACCACGACTTTGAGGGATTCCTCGGTCGTATCCATGAGCGGGGACTGGACCGTTTCCGTGTGGTCGGTCATGATCACGCGTTTTACTACATTCGCCCAGTTTTTGAGGGGCTGGGTGCTCCGGTTGGTCCCGAGGATGATCCCGTCCTGTTTTACGTCGCCGCCTGAGACCCACGGCTCCGAAAGAATCCCTTCAAGGCTTGTCGGGAGCGGCGTGTTAGCGGGAGCGTGGAAAAACATTCCGGTAGCCTTACCGGCTCCAAGTTTTACGTCCATATTTATACCTCCACTTTTATTTTGTGAACCGTCACGGAGACCCGCGCGGAGCACATTGCAAGGTCCGGCCTGACGGGATCATTTCCCCAGGACCCGGACGAATTTTCTTCAACGTGCCTAATAGCCGTTGTCTGTTCTTTTGCGACCTGCTCGAGGATCCCCAGGGCGCGGCGCAAATATTCATCCGCCGCGGCATCGTCCTCGGCGCGGGAATCAATGACGATTTCCGCCGTGTCAATGGTAGATCTGCTGGTCCCGCCGACTTTGGTAATCAAGAGGTTCGGTAGCCCATACTGCGCCGGCAATGGCCGGCAGTAAGTCTCCATGTACGGCGACAGGGCATTTTTTACCTCTTTTTCCGCATCGATAGACTGATAAATGATCATTGCGTCACCGCCCTACTGAGTGATTTATCCTCGGCCTCCGCGATAGATGCCGCGTCGTCGTTGGCGATCACGTAGCCGGTAGCGACCGGACGCGTCACGCCATATTGGGAATCCTGGAAGCGCGGGACGTATTTGAGCTCCGCGCGGTAGCCGGCGGAGCCCGGCGCGTTATGCGACGCCTGCTCGGCTATCCTCTCAGCGTTTTCCAGCACCATATCCGCGGCGCCTTCCAGGCATTCGGCAAAGCCTTTCGAGGAATACTGGATAGTAATTTTTTTCCCCATCAACCCCGCCACCTTTCGACGGAGATCTGCATATTGGAAACGAGCCCCACAGCGGACCTCCACTCCTTCGGGTCCCCGATCAGCTGATAAACCGCGCCGTTAGCGACGATATGGTCCCCCGCTTTTACGTCGGATCCCGGCGGCAGGTATATGGTCAGCCCTTCGGAGACGCCCAGGACGCGGCCGTCCTGTGAAAGCGACGTCGTAGCAGGCTGGACAGAGCAACCGCTAATAGTGAGCCGGTCAGGGTCGGACCAGTCCGGCACGGTAGACCCGCGGGACGTTTTGCTGCCCGGCCGGAGCCGTATTATAGATTCATTTGCCCAGGTCGGCAGCATTCAGAACACCCCTCTCAGTCTATAGGGAGACAAGACCTCCTTGTTATCGTCCGCGAGAGCCGTAGCGCGGGAGTTATTCGTCCAGGTGGCGTTATATGTCACAGAGACGCCACCGGCCGCCTCGGACTGGACGCCATACGTAGACGCGAGCGCGTGGGTTACACGGTGAGCCACAAGCTCCCGGAGGCCGGCCGCCATGCCGGCAGAAATGCCGGCCTTATATTCGACCAACACCGGCGTCCATGGCTTCACGTCCTGCCAGGAAACACCGTAAACGCGGAGTATGCCGTCCGGCTCTATGACATACGTTGAGTAATCAACGCCGCCGATCGACACGTGATCAACGCCGGTCACATAGGTTGCAGGGAGCTGCACCATTACACCGCCCCACGTCGACGTCACTCGCTTATCATAGAAAGTCGTTTCAAGCCGGCATTGTAAAGTCGGGAATACATGCCAGCCGCAATAATTACGGACCGCCGCGGATGCCGCCTCGATATTCGGGACCGTCCTTTTATCGGTGCCGTACTTCGCGGCCGTAATCTCGTTAAAGGCGTCAAGATCAATCAGACCGGGAAGGACGTCTATTTCGGGGAGCTCATACCCCCAATTAGTAAGCAGGCTCATTTGGTCGCCACCCCCCGCCTGGCTTTATTGGGGGCCGGTCTGGCCTTGCCCGGCGGTTTTTCTTCCGCCTTCTTTTTGACGGTATCGAGCTCGACAGCCCCGGCGGGCTGTTTGCCCTCCTCATACTGCCATTCCCGGCCGTCAATAATATATTTTTTGAGCAT